GTCAATACCGATCTATCTATGGCGATAAGTTAAAGAAAGTAACGTATTGGACAGAAGAGGACTTCAAGACCGGTAGAGTATTTGAGTCTGATATTCCATTGGATACTAGAATATTACTAGATAGATACTCAGATTCAGAGGAGCCATCAACGAATCATCGTGAGTTATTTTTTGACATTATTCTTACCTTCACCCAAAACATAAGCTACATACTTTTCATCATGTTTAGTATAAAGTTACTTCCATCGCACTTTATACTAAACATGATGAAAAGTATGTAGCTTATGTTTTGGGTGAAGGTAAGAATAATGTCAAAGATGGTGTGGATATTCAGTTCTTTAAAACAGAGCCTGAGTTATTAAAGGCAATACTAAAGTATTGGATAAATGTAAAACCGACAGTAATTACTGGTTGGAATATTAATGGATTCGATATACCTTATTTATACAATAGAATATCTAAAGTATTAGGTGAGGAATTTGCTAATGCTCTTTCACCGATTCAAATTGTAAAATACAATCCAAACAAAAAGATGTATAGAATTGCTGGTGTAAGTGCTTTAGATTATATGGATTTATACAGAAAATTTACATATACACAACAATCAAGTTATCGTTTAGATCACATTGGAACTATTGAGGTGGGTATAGGTAAGGTTGAATATGAAGGAACACTAGACGACTTATACAGAGATGATATTGATAAGTTTATTGAGTATAACTTAAATGATGTTGAGATTGTTAAGGCACTTGACCAAAAGTTCAAGTTGTTAGAATTGGCTCGCGCTGTATCTCACTTGGGTAGAATACCCTATGAAGAGGTTTACTTTAGTTCTCGTTATATTGAGGGTGCTATGTTAGTTTATCTTCGTAGTTTAGGTTTAGTTGCTCCAAGTAAGTTACCTACTGCTAGTTACGATGGTTCAGAGGGTAGGTTTAGTGGTGCTTATGTAAAGTCACCTGTTCCTGGTTGTTATGATTGGGTGTTTGATTTAGATTTGACTTCCATGTATCCAAGTATTATTATGTCTTTGAATATGTCGCCTGAGACAAAGATAGGTAAGATAAATGGTTGGAATGCTGAGGAATTTATTAAGGGTGAGCAAAAACACTATTCTGTAGAGAAGGATAAGAAAGTTATCCGAACCTTTACAAGTGGAGAACTCAAAGATTTTTTTGGAAAAAATAAAATATCTATTTCATCAAATGGTGTCTTGTATGACTTAACCAACAAAGGTGTCATACCGGCAATACTTGAGAAATGGTTTAATGAAAGAGTAGAGTATAGAAAACTAGCAAAGAAGTATGAAAAAGAAGGTAACGATGATTTACATGGTTACTTTAACAGAAGGCAGCTGGTACAAAAGATTTTACTTAATAGTTTGTACGGAGTATTGGGCTTAACCGTATTTAGATTTTATGATATTGATAACGCTGAAGGAACAACAACAACCGGTCAAGAGTTGATTAAGTTTACGGAAAAGGTTACAAATAGTTATTATAATAAAATACTAAAAACGGATAAGGATTACTGTATCTACACAGATACAGACTCGGTTTTCTATTCTGCTCTTCCACTTGTTAAAAACAGATTTCCAAACGTTGATGTTAAAGATGAAAAGTTTATGACGACACAGATATTGGATATTGCTGACGAGGTTCAGGCATATATCAATAAATCATATAACTATTTTAGTAGTAAATTTCTTAATATACACGAAGGACATAGGTTTGAGATTAAACAAGAAATGATTGCTAAGGCTGCTTTTTGGGTTACCAAGAAGAGATATGGTCAATGGATTATTAACGATGGTGGAACACCTTGTGAAAAACTTGATGTTAAAGGTTTGGATATTGTTCGTAGTTCATTCCCACCAGCATTCCGTGACTTTATGACTAAGGTTTTAAAAGCTATTCTTGCTAAAGTTCCAAAGGAACGTATTGATGGGTTTATTCTTGAGTTTAAGGATAATCTAAAAAATGAAGAGTTAGATAAGATTGCTCTTCCAACCGGCGTAAAGGGTATTAAAAAATATACTAAAAAAGCCACGAGAGGTGGATTTGGTAGTGGTAAAGGTATGTTTACTGAGATGATGAAAGGTGCTCCTGTCCACACCAAGGCTTCGGTTATTTACAATGACTTACTAAGATACTTCAAGGTAAATAAACACGAAGCAATATCAAATGGTAATAAAGTTCGTTGGGTTTATCTAAAAGAAAATCCACTTAAAATAGATGGACTTGCTTACAAGGGTTATGATGATCCTAAACAAATCATAGATTTTATCAATCAGTATGTAGATAGAGACAAGTTATTTGATAAAGCCCTAAAGAAGAAGATACAGATGTTTTATGATGCTATGTCTTGGGATATGCCAGTTGATAAAAAGAATTCAATTGAAAGGTTTTTTTAACTTGACTTTTACAAAAATAATCAGTAAATTAACACATAACATGGAGAATAATAATAATGAATAAAATCACTTTAGATACATTTATCCAAAAGTATAATCTTGGTGGTAGTATAAACTCAGTAAAGTGGGAGTCTAACGGCGACACACTTTCTACTCGTTTTATATCACCAGATAAAAGTCTTTTGGGTGAGTTATCTTTAACAAAACAATCACTACCTAACTTTGAGGTTGGTGTTTATGATACACCATTACTATCAAAGATGATGGGAACACTCGCTGACAAGGTTGATTTCAAACTAACCAAATCACCAGTAGATGATACACAACCTGTAGCATTTAACTTTACAGATGGTAATATATCTGTTGATTATGTTCTTGCTGCTCTTGGTGTGATTCCTGATGTGCCAGATATGAAAGCTATACCTGAGTTTACTACTCTTGTGAATATTGATACACAATTTATCAATTCTTTTATTCGTGGTAAAGGTGCTTTATCTGATGTAGAACATTTTTCTATCCAACCAGCAGATGGTGGTGTAGAGTTTGTTATTGGGTTTAGTGATATCAACTCAAATCGTATCAGTATCAAAGTAAAGAGTGGTGCTGTAAAGTTAACAAAACCAATTATCTTTAATGCTAATCTGTTTAAGGAAGTTCTAAATGCAAACAAAGAATGTTCTAAAGCAGTTCTTCAGATTGCTGATAAAGGTCTTGCTCACATCGAGTTTAAGATAGATGATTTCTCGGTTAAATACTACTTAGTATCACAACAGGTATAGTATGAGTTCACACGGATTATGGGTAGAGAGGTATAGACCACAAGACTTAACAACTTATGTTGGTAATGAACAACTAAAGTCAAAGGTTGAGAGGTTTATAGAAGAACAAAATGTTCCACATCTATTACTATATGGTAGAGCTGGTGGGGGTAAAACAACCCTTGCCAAGATTATAATACAATCAATTGAATGTGATTACCTTTATATAAATGCTTCTGATGAAAGAAACATTGACTTGGTTCGAGATAAATTAAAGAGCTTTGCTTCTTCAATTGGTTTCAAACCAAACAAAATCGTAATCTTGGATGAGGCTGATTATCTTAATGTTAATTCAGCCCAACCGGCTCTCCGTAATCTGATGGAAACATTCTCTGCTCATTGTCGGTTTATCTTAACCTGCAATTACGTTGAGAAGATTATTGATCCGATACAAAGTAGATGTCAAACTTACAAAATAATTCCACCATCAAAGAAAGATGTTGCTGTTCACGCCAAGTATATCTTGGATAAAGAGAACATTTCCTTTGATTTGGATGATTTGGCTTTGGTAGTAACTGCTGGTTATCCTGACTTGAGAAAAGTCATCAATGACCTACAAAGACAATCGATAGATGGTAAGTTAAAGATAGACAAAGATGGTATGTTACATAATGAGTTTAAACTTCAGTTCTTAGAGATGATACAAAATGGTGTTGATTTAAGAACTATCCGTAAGTTTGTAGCTGATAGTAACTTTACAGATTATACAGAACTATATCGTTTCTTGTATGATGAGGTAGAGAATATATCGGTTGATAAACTACCAGAAGTTATTGTTGATATATCAAATGGTGCTTATCAAGATGTCTTATGTGTAGATAAAGAAATAAACTTCATAGCAACAATAGCTAATATTCTAAGGAGAGTATAATGAGTACGAAACCAATGAAACAACTACCAAAACAACAAGTACAAGTTGATTTATCTGACGCTGAAACAATGACATGTCAAAAATGTGAGAATAAAATCTTTATACAAGGATATGTAATAAAGAAATTATCAGCAATCATCTCACCAACCGGAAAAGAAGTAATAGCACCGATACAAGTATTTAATTGTGGAAATTGTGGTGAGTTATTACCTATGGGTGGGGAGTTGGATGAACTTATTTAGTTGGATGGATGAACTATTCGTCAAGAAAAGACCTTGGGATAGTTTTTCCGATGCTGATAAGAAGAAGTTCAGCCCATTTATGGTAAATCGTTATCTAAGTATGAACGATGATTTTCTACCAATAATAAATCATTTTCAAAAATTAACGATTGAGGTAATGCCTATAGGAGTAGTATACAAATTTTACTGCTCCTTATTACCAAAGAAAAAAACTTATTTAAGATACCTTAGTGGGAAGAAACAAAAAACTAATGATAAAGTTGTTCCGTTTATACAAGAACACTTTGAGGTTAGTAAGTTACGAGCAAGTGAATATTATAATTTGATGACAAAAGAAGAGTTAACATCGTTAGTAAAAAAATATGGAAAATCCGATAAGGAAATAAAGAAGATGAAAATTAAATGACAAAAATTTTGATGGCTTGTGTGGCTAATTTAATAGCTGCGGGTATTGCCTTTTTTCAGTTACAAGGGCATTACGTGTGGCCTGATAAACCATTTTTAAAATCAATGTGGTGGGTATATAGTACGAGTTTAATTATAGCACCATTGTTCTTTTATAGCACTAAGTGGTCTTACGAACACTTCGGTGCATTTTGGAATATGAGATTAGCTGGATTTGGGATTGGTACTCTTGTATTTGGCACGCTAACTTG